TTTTTCATATTCACTTTTTAAACAACTAACCACGATTTCCCGCTTATTAAGCGGGACAAAAAGAGAAATACACGTCGGTTCGTCCGATTTGATTGACTTGAGCATCGACAACATTTTTTTTATCTATCGTTGGTTTATTTTTTTTCAATTTTAATCCACTCTAATTTAGGGTGAATAATATGTTAATCATTACACAACTTCACAGTTTAACTGTTGGGCCCATTTGATAAATTCGGGGCAATCTACTGTATTACGAGCATAGATCAAATCATGCCATACTGTAAGCATCCAAATTGTTTGTTTTTGTGGTAGTTCTAATACTACATAAGCGTCATCTCCCCCAGCTGCAATACAATACTTCATAGTATACACACCATCTTCGCAACCCAAACTCCAGGTAGAATGTGCCCCTCCGCTTATATAATATCTATCTTCCTCTCTTAATTTAATAAGATCGTCGAGATCAATAGAACATGGTTCGAGAAAAGTCATTTCCTGAACTGAAGAATCCTTGAATTTAACACTAAAATAAAAGGTATATTTTCCCTTTTTATCGCCATCGTCATTTATAAGAGTAACTTTAATATGGGGGACGTCGGCCATTTTTTAAATAAAAGCCAAATATATATTTCAATTTTGACTGACTAAATATTTCATATTATTATTTACCATGAATTCATGGTAAATAATTACACCCAATTAATTTCTAACCCATTCAATTTCTATTCCCAGTTCCTTAATTTTATTAACAAATTCCGCCTTTGTTCCAAATTTTTCGAGCAGTTCGCGCCATACATTGAGGAGATAAATAGTTTGTTCTCGTGGTAATTCGATTACGATGGATGAATTATCACCACACCCAGAAATATCATAAATAATAGAATATACCCCATTAGAAGCAGTTAAACCCCAGCATGAATTTCCCCCTCCACCGACAGTACCTTTACCGTCAAGCAATGCATCAAGTTGATTTTTATTCATCGACCATGGTTCTGATATATATAAATTTTTGATTGGCGAATTTTTAAACACAACCGTCAGTTCAAAACAACAATCATCGTCATCTTTGTATAAAGTAACTTTAATATGGGGGATATCAGTCATTGTTTTATTTCAAAAAATGTCAAATATATATTTCAATTTTGTGTGTTTGGGATTTGGTCCAAAACCATAAATTTTAGGTCTGGTCATATTTTATAATTTTTACGGATGGATTAATGCCATACAACACAATTTTGCCAGTTACCACGCCATTAAACACAATTTTGTCAGTTACCACGCCATCAAATTTACACATAAGCTCGAAATTATCAATAATGAATTGACGGTAGTTTTCCTTGTATTTAGTACCATTATAGTAAATAAAATTCTTTCCGATTTTATGTAATATTTCAAAGGGCCCTTCAAGGTTGAATTCCGACGATTTTATTGAAAAATAACCCGATGTCCGTAACGCGTCCACGGGATCAAGATTAATATTGAATATCAGTTCTGTGTATACCTGATTTCCAGCTTGAATATTGATTTTCTGGAGCGAATGTCGATTAAAATCAAGTTCGCCCAATTTGACGGCACTTGTAATTAATATATGACTAATCTTATCTTTAACAGGTATATTATATTCTGAAAATATTTCAAAACCCGCCTTGTATTTCGTAAATTGTCCGCCTCTAAATTTTACCACTCCATGCAATTTACAAGCACCGTTGGGTAAGGGAAAATAATCGGCCAATTCATATATTTTTTCTGGTTCGGGGAGGTCGCTATACCATCGATGGATCGGTTTGTCGTCTTTATCGATAAATAATTCAATGTAAACTATATCCTTGACTGACATTAGTTTGTTGGTCTCAAATACTTTTATGCCTTTCAGATACCTGTGTTCATGGTTGGAACTATACATATTTAATTCAAACTGGCCGCCATCCATAATATCAGCATAATAAAACTGTCGTTTAAAGGGTATACTTGTTTCTTCAAAAGCCATTTACCTTAATTATCTCCTTTAAACCAAAGGAGATAATTCTACACCCAATAAAACCCGGGCTACTACATAGGACATATGGGGAGTTGACCCTTTATTATAAGGTAAAGGATTTTACCCCCCTCTGAGTGCATTGCATATGCCGCAAAAGATCGCCCAAATAATCAACATATAAAAACCAAGAGCTATACCAATTCCAATAGAATCCAAACGTGCATCTTCAGCCTTTGTTTGAGCTTGGTCTTTATAGAGAACCAATTTGTTATATTTAGTGTTATGCCAACAGCCAGTCCATGACCCGGGAGCCAGAGTAGAATTTGCATGTTCCAAAGCTTGATCTTGTGTAAAATATCCTTCTTGCGGTACAGTGTCCCATGAACAGGTAATATTGTCATAGCAATGATAAATTTCGATATAGAATTCAATGCCGATATTTCTAACATGATTGTCCGTAATGTCACAAATTTCATGATTCCAATATTTCATCAGAAGCCAGTCATTAATCACCAGCCCATAAATGATTCCAGCTCCAATTCCAAGTAAAATACCGATTATAATCAATACACATAGACCGGCGCCACAATGAGCACATATTTCTCTGAAATCCACACTTGGTTGTCTAACAACAATACCGGTTTTAATATGGGGGGTGATTTCGATAGGAGTATATGTCTGATTAACAGATCCACTGGCCGGCTGAAGCAGTGAAGTTTCTTGATCCCTATATGTGTTATCATTGTAATAGTAAGGATAAATTGGTGTGGTTGTCTGAGCCGATGTATTTCCCGTAATATCATTATATGGGGGTGGTGGAGTGTATGGAGGTGGAATCTCAGTATAATTATTATCTTTCAAACCCATATTTTATCAGAGTTAACTTTCAGATAAAAAATTTTTATTAAATCAATTTTTCGATCACGCGAAAAAAAGTTTATCCTTTATGATAAATCACAACCGGACACAATCTTCTCCGAAATAGGCCCGGTCATCATAAGGCATGATAATCGCGTATGGGATTTCAATATCCCGATGTACAAATTTATTCGGGAGCGGGACACACTTGATAAAATCCTTGAGCAGTACACAGTCTACAACCACCATAGATCCATCAGAAAACAACCATAAATTTTCCGGTTCGACCTGGAACCCCCACGCGCGCACGGCATCGTGGGTATGCTGGTTGGGAGTAATCGGAAAAATGCGCCGTTTAACCGGACGAATAACTTCCTCCCACTTTCCGTTTATTTTACCCCAAGATATAACCATTTTATTTATGTTTAAATGAATAAAAAAATATCAGTTTTTCGCGCGCATAAATCAGTTTTTGATATAATCATTTAACTAGGAGTTTTTTATTTATAAATGCCCCTCAAATTTATAAAATTTAAAAAATACAGTCGCCAGCATAAAAACCTTTCCGATTATGTATTAGCCCAAGACCTCGGTGTGCTTTCAGTTGAATATAAAAAGGACGATGTATACATCGAGTTACCGATTGACCCGAAACTTAACCTTGTTATTTCTTTTGAAGATACTGAATACTTTTTTTACACCCACCAGGTTGAAAAACAATGGGTTACACTTAATTTTAACTACCCAATTTCCATTAAATTTCTTGATATTTTAAACGGGAATCGGGTGCTTGAATCAGAGGAACACCACCCGGCGCCTGCGATGATTCCCCCCATCATACCGGTACCCACCATGGTCCCACCATGCGAACCCGTTTCATTAACCTCCTTCCACACCAAATTTCCTCCACCCCAACCCGTTTCAGTACCCCCCGTAACCGATGGAGGATTATTCCATCAGTTTGATGATGATATTAACCCTCCATCATTTAGCTCTGAATATCCCCAAGATATCGAACGCCCCGAAACTCCAAACCCTGTAGAAAATCATCATAAATTAAGAAAGCGAGCGTGCGCCCTATATAATAAACGCGACGAAAGCAATAAAACTTTTTACTCGGATACCGAAGACTCATCTTTAGAACAAATACCCCTGTTAGATGCAGATACAGACGGGATTTATGGCCATATGAATATGAATTTAGATGAATATGATACTACGAAGACCAAGATAAAAAAACTGGCTTGGGACTTAGAATCTCTCAGGAGAGCTTCATTACCCACTATTCCGGCTCCACCGACTCCTATTGGAACTCGAATTTTCCCACATGAACCATCAACCGAACAAAAAAAACATATTATAAAAAACACAATAAAATTAGCCGGGGATATTGAGGAACATAAAACCAAAATGGAGGCATCAATGTGGTCGGCGTATGAACCAGAATCGCCCACACCGGCACCCACCCCTACTATAGCTTTTTGCAGGAAATGTCAGCTTAAATATATCCGGAAGATTTACCCAGGATGCCCATATTGTATGGCAGCGGAAACTAGTACAAAAGCCGGGCTGATTAATTTAGTTCCTAAAGATGTTTGGGCTGAACTACTGATAGGGTGTTATCCCGACAACTTTTGTAAAGAATGTTATATAATATATCCATCCTTCTATCAAGACGGATGCCCTCTTCATACTGAAGCAATGTCTCCTAAATCGTCAACTAGTGATGTGGTTATAGTGTAGATCGACTTTTTTTCACATAAATGATAAAATTACGAGAAAACATATATACACGTTTCTATCGCTAGGGGGCTATGGGGGAACGCGAGGTCCCCCAAAATTGATTTTTTATTTTTACATAATAACTCAAAACCACGATGGCTACTAAAAAATTAACTGGATATAAATTGGCTGGTAAATACCATGACCATATCGTTACCTTGGAATTTGACCCTGCGCAAAGTAATGTAAACAGGAAAGTGTTTGATTCCAACCATGCTAGATACCGATGTAAAGAAGCAGATGTAATCGATATTCGCTTCATTCTAACCAACCAACAGGTTGAACAAGTACCCAGTGCTTTCAAGGAAGATTTTATTTATGAAATTGGTAAAAAAATTGTAGAGCCTAAATATAACGAGGATATTGACAAAGTAAACACCCACGGAATACATTTTTATCTGACTAAAGAGACGGTTGAAAAAATTCCCAATACCCAGTGGTATGAGAATGGAGAATTAAAGCTGGAACTCAAACCACATCCGACAGATTTCCTTTTGAAGAAATCAAAAAGATGGCATAAAAACGGGCAATTAATGTATGAAACCACACTTCGCAATGGGTGTAAATCTGGAGAATATAATTCTTACTATGATAATGGTCAGCAAAAATACAAATATAAAAAAATAATGGGTGTATATGAAGGAGAATATAAACATTATGATTCTAAAGGGAAGCTTTTATTAGAGTGTACCTTTAATAATGGTGTTCTTGATGGTGAATTGGTTAGTTATAACTCCTGCAATTATAAGGTAATGACACGCTGTAATTATTCAAATGGTAAACCATACGATGGCAAGTTTTATTATACATTATTGAATGGATGTGAAATTGAGGGGTGTATTAAGGGAAATACCATATATCATAACAAAAAGCCTATATTGCGGCAGCAAAATGCAATTATTATGGACTATCTTCAATCTCTAAACCGTCAATTAGCCAAATTTTAAATAACCTGTAATTACAGGTTATTCATACTCGGCACCGCAAGCGCGGCAGTGTGTTACTTTTCGTTTTTTACGTGGTTCAATAACAGTCTCAGGATTACCACACCGCCTACACAACACGTCCTTTTTAATATAGGCACCAATCGCGGCCTGGATTTCCGCCCGCGGGCGCTCCCCATTCACGCTTTGTTTCTTACTATTTCCACCCGTGTTTAGGTGTTGTTTTAAGAATTTCAAGATTTGATCCGGTGTCCGATTAAGCGCCTTGGCCACGTCCGTAAGATTTGTGATAATGGTCGTATTATCCCCGAGGATTTGTACCTGCACCGCAGGCATTTTATAACGATAAAAAGGATCGTCTTCACCGTTTATATTCAAAGTTGCCATTTTATTAAACTACGGATTACACTTTTGTTTTCAATTTTTCCCAGGAAAAACTATGAGTATAATAAATATGAGAGCCTGTGAATATAAAGATATCCTAGGTGTACCAGGAAAGGGGATTCATTCAATAAGATTTTTTGGAATGGCTTTGGTTGATATTTTACTAACTCTTTTATTAGCGCTCGTAATATCTTGTTTATTTGGGTATGACCTAACCTATACTTTTCTTATATTAGTGGTATTAGGAATATTTTTACATTGGTTTTTCTGCGTAGAGACCAGGTTAAATAAATGGTTGTGTTTAGCCTAATTACTGTCGCCATGAGTATACGGTTATGGAATTGGTCGAAACGTTCCGCTCGAAGCGAATACGGCCAATATCGGAATCAATCCGGGGAATACGCGGAAAAGTCACGGGTTTGGTAAAAACTTGCTGCCCACATT